CGGACCTGATGCCACACACACCCGTAAGCGTCTCCTGGGACGGCATGAACCTGAACTTCCACGACTCCTCTGGGGCGTTATTGTTCCAGGCCGAAGGAACGAATCGACAGATCCAAACGGCGCCTGGCACCGCTCCGACCGCGATTACCCTGACGCCAGCCCAGGCGAATCTGCTCGTTGCGCGGGTCAACTCGCTGCGCACGTATTTGGCCGATGGGATGTTGCAGATCGGCACGATCACCATTTCGGCCACGGCGGAAAAGTTCAAAACCACGACGACGGCGATCTACACCATCGGAGGCGCGATCTACGCCAAGGCCGCGACCGACGACCTCGTGTTCTCCGCGGCCAATACGATCAATGCGGCGGCGGCGGCGACAGCCTTCTGGGGTGCGTGGATCGTGGAGATAGGTGTGGATGGGTCGGTGCATACCAAGCCGGCCGCGTTCACGAGCGCGGCCGACATGTCCTACACGACGGAGGCACTGGCGATTGCGGCCTTGCCGTCGCCCACTGCGTCCCATGTGCAGCTCGGGTACATCACGGCGCAGAACGTGGCGTCCGCGAAGTGGGATGCGAACACGGACAATCTCACCGTGGGGGCCGGGGCGACGAACGTGACGGCGCGGAGTTTCTACGATCTACCTGCGGCGAAGACGTTGCCGGCGGCGATTGCGTGACGATGTGGGGCAGGGTGATGCGACATGCTGAGCCTCGTAACAGGCCCGACCACCGAACCGCTGAGCCTCGCGGAGGTGAAGGCGCATCTCCGCCTCGATAGTACGAGCGATCCGAGCCCGACAGAAGACGTTGAACTCGCTGCCTGGATCACTGCCGCCCGGCAGTATGTCGAGACCTTCACCCATCGGGCGTGTATCACACAGACCTGGGATCTGAAGCTCGATGGGTTCCCCTGCGATGCGGCCATCGTCCTACCGAACCCGCCGCTGATTTCAATCACGACGGCCACGGGGCTGGTCGTGACCTACACGGCCACCACGGGCACACTGACGACGTGGGCGGAGGCGAACTATACCGTTGATGCCCCGGCAGGCCCAGAGGCGGGCCGGGGAAGTCTTCGCCCGGCGTATGGGGTCTTCTACCCCTCCACGCGCGATGTCGTCAACGCGGTGACCGTGCGGTTCGTGGCGGGGTACGGCGCGGCGAACACGGTGCCGGCGGGGATCAAGGCCGCGATGAAACTGCTGATTGGGCACTGGTGGGCGAATCGCGAAGCGGTGAATATCGGCAACAGCACGAGCGAACTGCCCTTAGCTGTCGCGTCACTCCTCTGGCCCTTCAAGGCGTGGTGACGCGATGGGCACGATCGGCAGCAAACGCACGCGCATTCAGATTGAGCGGGCTGTCCTCACGACGGACGCGCAGGGTGGGCGCGCGACGACCTGGACGCCCCGGTGCGTCGTCTGGGCACATGAGCGGCCCCTGACTGGGCGTGAGGCCCTGCAGGCGGGGCAGGTGACGGCGGTGGTGTCGAGTGTCTGGGAGATCTGGTATCGCACAGATGTCTCCGTGAAGGATCGGATCACGGTCGGGACGCGCACGATGGCGATTGCCGCGGTGATCGACCCGACGGATACGCGCAAAGAACTACATCTCGCTGTCAGCGAGGTGCAGGCATGAGTAGTTATTCCGCACTCTCCGCCGTGAGCGCGGCGGTTTATACGGCGCTGAACGTGGCGGCACTGACGGCGCTGGCGCCAGGCGGGGTGGGGGACAACATCGCCCAGCTCGCGACGTTTCCGAACGTGCTCTATGAGGTCAGCGAGCGCGTGATGGGTGGGCTCGGTTCAAAGCCTGGCACGGGGAAACGAACACTAGAGGTCGATCTGCGGCTTCATGTGTTTTCGGCCTATGCGGGGTTTTTCGAGGCGCAGCGGGCGATGGCGAAGTGCATCGAACTCCTGGCGAATCCGCCGACCGTGACGGGCTATGGGTCATGGGCCATCTTCCATGACGAGACGATCCCCTTGGCGGGACAGATGGTGGCGGGGGTCACCGTCAACGAGTTGGTGGCGAACCTCCGACTGTATGTGAGTGAAAGCTAATCATGGGCAGAACCATTCCCTTCGCAGAACGTCATCAGCCAGCCGCTGCGCCGGCGAGTGCTGGCGAGCAGCCCCAGGATCCGGCGACGCAGCTTGTCGGCGCCGACGGTCGGCCCGCGCGTCTTCCGCGCAGTGCGGCGTGTCCTCGGTGTGGGGCCGGCGCGGACCAGCGCGTGAAGTCCGGCGGGTTTGGAACCCCTCACGAGACGTGCCAACGATGCGCGTTTGAATTTCCGGAGTAACCCATGAGCAAATACGGTTCGACCCAAGTCAAAGTCCTCGTGGATGGGTACGACCTGACGGCCGCGCTGGCAGAGTCGATCACGCGCAGTACCGAAGCGATCACCCAGCAGACCAATCCGTTCGGCGTGGCGAGTGAGCAGCACACACCTGTCGGCCTGGCCAAGGGCACGCTCGTTGTCGGCGGCGGGCTGTTCGACGAAGCGGTCGATGCGCTCCATGCGGGCATTGACGACAGCGGCCTCGGCGTGAGTCGCATTGTCTGCGTCTGCGACCAGGGGCAAGTGAAGGCCAAGCATTTCTGTGGCTACGCGGGCGCCTACTCGCAAAAGTACGAGGTGCTTGATTCCAACGGCCAACTAACCAAGGCCAATGTCGCCTATCAGGTGTCGGGCAAAGTCGACGAGGGCGCGGTGATTCTCCAGGAACTCGCGGCGAAGACCGCGGACTGGGACACCTCGGCGACGCCGGTGGACGCGGCCGACGATCCCCTGGCGGAACAGATCCCGATTGCGACATCCAGCGCGGCGGCGGCCAGCGTGATCACCACCACGGACAACCACAACCTGACGAGCGGGGACGTGGTGGCGATCTTCGGCCACACCAGCGTGACGCCCGACATCAATGACTCCGCGGCGGAAACGTGGCAGTACATCGGGCACACCGTGACCGTAACCGGCCTGAAGACGTTCACGATCCCGGTCAACGTGTCGGATGGCGGGCTGGGCGGCTACTGCGTCTGCGTGTCGAAAGCGACAGGTGGCGTCGGGTATCAGCAGATCACGGCGGGCAACGGGTTCACCGAATTTGTGGGGACGATCAAGCACGCCGTGGATGGCTCGACGTGGGCCACGCTCGTCACGTTCATTCCCTCAGACCTGAGCGCCGTCAACGGGCAGCGGGTGGCGACGGCGACGGCCACGACGCAGGTGCGCCGGTATCTCGCGTATTTCGGAAATGTGACGGGGGCCGGGTCGGTGACGGTGTTCGGTGGGTTCGCCCGTGGATGATGCCCGCCTCGCCGCCGCGCTGACCTCGGCCGCCGAGACGGAGCGGGCGGTGCGGTTCCACCTGGACCATACGGAGAGTCCGGCGGAACTGGCCAGAGGATGGGTCGCCTATCGCAACGCCGTCGGGTTGCGCAAGGCGCTGGAGAATTGGGTGGAGACGCGCATGTATCGCGCGGCTCACGTAGACGTGGATCGGGAACTCGTCGGTCGTTGACAAACAAGCCCGCCTCGCTTCACAGCAGTCGCTGTCGCGCGTGGCCGCCTTCATTCACAGACGCTCGCTGCATGCGAGCGGAAGGCGGGCAAAGTGGCGAAATATGGCAGCACCGTAGTCACCGTGACCATCTCGGCGTCCCCAGGCGGGGCCGCGAAGATCATCACACCCTACGTCACCAGCATCTCGGGGCTGGCGATTGAGGCGTTGACGCAGCAGACCAACCCCTTCGGCGCGACCTCGGAAGAGCACACGCCGACGGGCCTCGTGAAGACCCCCGACATCGTGCTGTCCGGGTTCTTCGATGACACGGCGGACGTGGGGTCGTGGACCGTCCTGAAGCAGGTGGCCGGGGACATCGCGACGGGCAGCGTGGGCCGCACCCTGGTCATTCTCGCCGCGACGGGGGCGACGTTCACGGTCACGGTGCACCTGGTCAAGACAGAAATCCTCTGCAAGAACGGCAACTTGACCGAGTATGCGACCACCCTCCGCCAGAAGTCGGCCGGGGCATGGTCGTAGATCGCTGATTCTCACGGCACTGGTTCGGCCGGGGCATGCCGCTCCGGCCTGCCCGGCGCCCTCAAAGGAGTGCAGTATGTCTATCTTCGCGTCTCGCACGACGAAGGTCATTGAACTGCCGTTTGATGTCCCGAACACCGTGACGATCCAGAAGCTGGCCGGACGCCATCTCCAGAAGGCCCACGATGCCAACCTGCAGGAGTCTGTGGACTCGCTCAAGCGCATGGGCGGGCCGGCGTTCCAGCGTGAGCTGGCGGGGATGGGTGACGCGGCCGAGCGCGCCAAGCAGGTGGCCGAGCATCAGGCCGATCCGATGAACGGCTATGACCCCTACGTGCTGATGCAGTGCGGGATCAAGGCATGGAGCTACCCCGAGCCGGTGACGCCCG